ATGAATGAACAGGATATTGTCAACAAGCTGAAAAGCGACCCCCGTGCATTGAAGTCTGTCATGCAGTCACAGGACGGCCAAGCACTGCTGAATATGCTCTCCGGCGGCAACAGCGCCGCACTGGGTCAAGCAGCGCGCCAGGCTGCCTCCGGTGACACGGCAGCTTTGAGCGCCATGCTCTCTCGTGTACTGTCCAGCCCACAGGGCGCGGAGCTGGTACAGCGGCTGGAAAACAAGCTTCAACAGTAACGGAAAGGAGGACACAGCGTGGACGACGTCAACGAAAAACTTAACGCGCTGCTGTCCGACCCCGGCAGTATGGCGCAGATCATGCAGTTGGCGCAGCAGCTCTCCGGATCCATGGGTGGCGAGAACACACCGCCATCTCCTCCGTCACCTCCTCAGGCGGTCCCACCACCTGCGCCACTGCCGGCCATTGATCCCCAGGTCATCGCCAAATACCTGCCCCTGCTGCAGGAGCTGACCCGCGACACCAGCCAAACCACCCAATTGCTCTACGCGCTGCGGCCGTTTCTGAAGGACGGCAAACAGAATAAGGTGGAGCGCGCCGCCAGGCTAGCGCGGCTCATCACCATTGGCAAGCGATTTCTTTCGGAAGGGGGCGGTTTCCCTGTATAACCGCTATATTCGCGGCGACGATGGCATCTATACCCGCGTTCCCGTGGACGAAGCGCCGCCGCGCCCCAATCCGCCGCCGAAGGGTCCTCCTCCGCCGCCACCGGAGCACGGTGCACCGGAGCGTGGCTTCTTCAACGACCTGCTGGAAAAGCTGCACCTCGGCGATTTAGACGCCGGCGACCTGCTGCTGCTTTTTCTGCTGTTCTATCTCTCCAGGCAGAAAGCCGACGAGGAACTGCTTATCGCCATCGGCCTACTGCTAATCCTGTGACTTCCAGTATTTACATTTGCAAAATGGTTACAAAACGGTTACAATGTACCCAGTCTTGCAAGGCAAATACCACAAGGAGGTACAGCAACTATGTTCTGCAATTTCGACTGCGCTTCCCTGCTGAAGCTGCTGTGCGGCTTTTTCGGCAAGTGCTGAAGTCTATGCACATAAAAAAACACCCCTCGACAGCTCGTCGAGGGGTGTTTTACTGTAAATTAAAATTACTTCACAGCTTCCGCCACGGCCACGGCCACGGCCACAGTCGCGCCGACCATAGGATTGTTGCCCATGCCCTTTTTGATTTTTTATGTCTTTCCACGTTTTATCAAATTTTCCCCGTAAGCCTTGTGCCACAAGGCTTTTCCCGCATGGTCGCTTTCTGTCCGTTTCCTCTTTTTGCCACGTTTTTCTGTGCTTTTCTGAAAAAATGTGGACAGAATGTGGACAAGAATTGCTATAGCATTTGACAAATTCCGATGTCTCGTTTATTCTAAGGCCATAAAGGAGGTATCGCTATGGATTTTGTCGACGTCGATTATACCGAGGTGCCAGACGAGCCTGTCACGGACACATGGTACACCTGTCCGGCTTGCGGCTGTCTAAATCATTCCGGCTCCCCCTGCGATTGCGGTTATGATCCGCGCCGCGCTGTGTCCCCGAAGAAACGCCGCAGGCGCAGGCCCTCTACCGCAGTGATCGTCCTCTCCGTCGCGCTGCTTGCTTCGCTGGCCATCAGCGTAGCGAGGGAGATCTCCTACTCAGAGTGCCGCGCAGACCTGCTTGACGCCCAGGAGAACAACGCCAACGCGCGCACCAGCATATCGAACCTCACGTCCACCGTCAAGGGCCTACGGGATGAGCTTGACGCCCTCTCCCTTTACGCAGACAACGCCTGTGTAGTTCCTACCGGTGGCCGTATGTATCACCGGGATCCCACCTGCTCGAAATGTGACCTGTCGGCCGGATACTGGATATTCAATACAGAGCTTGCCCTAAGCAACGGGTACAGAGCGTGCCCCTCCTGTTCCGTTGTTCGAATGCCAGTTCTGGGAAATTAGTCTTAAAGTGCAAAGCCGGAGAGCCTAAGCTCTCCGGCTTTAATCATTTCAGCACCGGCATTTTCACCGTGCCGCCGCCCAGCACAGGCATCTGTACGCCGGAGCTCTCCCGGCTACCCAGCACAGGCATGGTCACGCCGCTGCCGCCCAGCACCGGCATAGACACGCCCGCGGATCTGCCGGAGCGCCACGGCGCTTCATAGATTTTGCTCTCGGCCCACCCTTCCGAGTAGTAGAGTGCATCCTTCTGCTCGGAGGTCAGATCCATGGCCGCGATGACCTCCAGCTTCTCGGCCTTCTTGCTCATGGACGACGTGGCTGCCTTGTAATTGTAATACTGCGTCGCCGTGATCCCCGCAGACATTTCCAGCTCAGCCTGCGTGAGCAGCGTCTTGTCGCTGGCCATATCCGCGAAATAGATCTCCGCCTGCGCTTCCTTGCTGATATCGGACTGCTGTAGATAATCGAACTTCTGGGATACGGCGCTCTCCGTGCTGGTGGCCTTGATACCCTTCGTTCCGAAGTAGTATGTATAGAAATCGTCATAGGGCACGCCATTCTCCTTCGCATCCTGCGCTCTCTCGTACACATCCTTGTTGTACACCTGCAGGGCGTACTCGGCGCCGAAGCAGTCCTTGTTGGCCTCGCGGTACGCGGTGTCCTCATCCTCTCCGGCCGCAAGGTGACTTTCCACAGCGGTGCGGAATACGTCTTCCTGCGCGATGGCGTTTTTCTGGATGCCGGTCACGATGGCCTTCAGCTCTCGCGTCTGCTGCTTTTTCTCACTGTCGGACAGCTCCGTGGACGCTTCCACCTCGCGGATCTGTTTCCACAGGTCGGAACAGGCGGTCTGCTGCTTGTTCCACCAGCGGCTCACCACGCCGGATGCCACGTCGCCGGCGTTCTTGGCATACTTCAGTTCGTTGGCCTCGTCGTAGAAGTCGCCGCTTACGCGGTTGCTGCTCATGGCGTCCACCGTGAAGGCCTTTTCAAACATACCGCGCTCGGCCTGCGGTGTCAGCACCGGCAGGAGGAAATCGCCCAGTACGCCGCTGTACTGATCCAGCACATAGTTCAGCTTTTTCGGCGAGATGCCCAGCGCCTTGCCCACGGCCTTGGAGAACACGTCCGTACTGCTGTCATAGCGCTCGCCCGGTGCGTAGTTCTGCAGGCGCTGGCTCTCAATGTCTCCGCCGTACCACGTCCGCCCCGGACTGTCCGGGTTGAGGAGCTGGGAGTCGATGAGCGCGGAAAAGATGTTGCTGGTCAGCGGGTTCGCCGGGGCGACCTGGTTGCCCATGGTGCTGATGGTGGAGAGAATGTCCACGTCCTCCCCCCTCACCGCATCCGCCACGCGGTCCGCCGTGATGCCCAGCAGGGACAGTTCGCGTCCCTTCGGGATCTTCAGCCAGTAGCCGTTGCCCAGCTTGAACATATAGTTTGTGTCCTTGTCGCTGTCCCGCAGATCGTCCCACTCGTCATCGTCGTGGTACAGCAGCGCGTTCAGCAAGGACGGAGCAATGCCCAGCGCCACGGCCCGCGCCGCCAGCTTGGCCCACTCCTTTGCGCCCTTGGTCTCCGTCACCCGCCGGACGAGCTTGTCAAGGCCCTGCACGCCGGGGTTCAGGAAGGGTACATAGTTGGCATTCAGCACCTTGCCCAGCGAGCCGGAGCGTCCGAAGTTTACGGTGATATCCGCGGCGGCGTAGAGTGCGTCCGCCTCGGCCGCGAGGTCGCTTACCGCTTCGCCCCGCTGCTTCGCGGCCTCCGTCTCCTGCATGACGCCCATAAACTCCGCCAGGCGCGGTGCCTGTTCCGCGGCCATGTTCAGCGCCTCTACTCGCGCCATCACCTTGCCCATCCGGCCCTTCGGCTCTTTGACGGTTCCGGTGGTGTAGTCGAACACGGAGGAGTAGACGCCGCCCAGCGCCTTGTAGAGCTGCCAGTATTCCCCGTTGTTCTTTATCTCTGCCAGCGCCCGCGGATAGTTTCGTGCAAACGCCGCAGCGTCCCGCGTGTTGAGCCCCGCGGTCTGCAGGTCGCGGATCACGTTCCTGGCAAGGAATGTTGGGTTGTATCCTGTTACCAGCGACTTGAACAGGTTGTTGGCATCGCGGGCCACGCGCGTCAGCTTATTGCTCTCCGCCGTGTCCGGCGACAGCGCTTTCACGGCGTCGAACAACGTGTCGTCCACCGTCATTTCCCACAGCTTGCCATCCATATAGGCCGTGACGATCTTGTCCTTGCTTGGCCTCTCGATGGCGGCATCGTCCAGTGTCTCCGGGTTGAACTCATGCTCATACTGGCTCGCCTCCTTGACGTAGCGGTTTACCGCGTCCGTGTCGCCTGTGCCGAGATAGTCGCGCAGCAGCCGGTCCGCGAAGCGGTTTTTACTGCCCTCACGCACGACCTTCATTGTCTGTTTGCCCAGCGCTTCATGCAGCGGCACCAGGCGTTCCGTGCCGCCCTGTGCGCGGCCCACTGTCTTGCCGATACGCACCGCGTTCAGATCCCGGCCCCGGCCCGCGGCGTCCTTGTCCTGCACGCGCATGGTGGGCACATAGTTGGGATAGAACTCCTTGAGGAAGTCCGCGTTCTCCTGTGTCATAAGCCCGCTGTCCACCCGGTACTGCATCATGTTGTCAATGTACTTCCGCACCTGCGCCTGGTACTCCGCGAACTCCGGGTGCTGCGCCAGCAGCTTCTCGGCTCGGGCCCGGCTGTCCTCTGCGGAAAATTCATAGTCGAACACCGGCTTGTCCTGGATGGCCTCGGCCTTGTCCAAATTCCGCAGCAGCCTCTCCCTCTCACGTGCCAGCGCCGCGATGTCCGGATCCGGATCCTCCGTCAGCCGGTGGAGCTGGGCGGCGGTGTCCGTCCGAATATCCGGGTTCCCGGTGTCGAAGTCGCGCAGCGCCGCTTTTGCCTCCAGCACCTTTTCCGCCTTGCCCTCGGACAGGCTCATGCGGTCGATGTTGTGCAGGTCGAACATATAGAGCTGGAAGTCGTGGTAGAGGTCCTCCCCTCTTGCGCGGATGGGCGAGAACACATCGTTGAGGCTGTCCCCCACCTTCCTGCCCCTCACGTCCGTCTGGGCATCCGTGATCATGTTCACCCCGGCAGAGGACGACGCCCGTGCCTGGTTGTAGAACTGATACAGGTACGGATCGCTGACCGCCTCAGACAGCTTCGTGACGCTGTGCCCGGCATCCACCATCTTCCGGTAGAAGAAGTCCCACGCTTCGCGGGCAGCCTCTCGCTTGCTCTGCTTTTTCGGTGTTGTCTTGTCCGTGACCATGTCAGAGGTCGCGTCCTGCAGGTACTCCCTGCGGCCGATTACGTCCGCCTGGTCGGCGTACAGGCTGGCCAGCTCGTCGAGGTCGGCCTGCAAGACCTGTTCCCGCTCTGCCGCCGGAGGTGCTTCGCTCTGCTGCAGCCGCCGGAGCTGCGCGTCATACACGGCATCCGCCGGCGTGTACGGATCATCTGTGAGGATGTTCTCATCCTGCGCCAGCGCGTCCATATAGGCATCCATCTCCGCCCGGTCTGCCGCGGAGACAGGCTCCTGTGTCACCTCTGCCGGTGCGTCGCTGCGGCTCTCGTAGTTGTACACATCCTGCCACGTCATGGCATCTGCCGGCGTCGCCTCGGAGGTATCCCGCCGGATGATATTGCCGTCCCGCACAAATGTGCTCGGTGCACTCTCCCCTATCACCGGCATCTCCACCTCGTTGACAGCCCCCTCCGTCTGTGCTATACTGTCAACAGAAGGCTCGATGTCAGCTACATGGTTGCGCGGTTCTGCCGCGGGCGTGTCGGAGGCGGCATCGATGCCTTCTGCTTTTTTGTAGAGCACGTTCCCCTCCGCGTCCAGTGCCTCGTGCAGGTAATAGCGGTTTGCGCTGTCTTTTGTCACGATGGCCGTCACATAGGTCCGTTTTCCGTCATAGGTCACAGGCGCGGCAAATACATAGCTGTCGTACCCCCTCCCCTTCCAATTCGGTGTGTAGTTGATCTGCACACCGTTTTCTATTACGCCGGGAACGGCGGCTGCCAGCTGTATCTTCGCCTCGCCTGATCCGTGCCCGACCACGCTGTTTTTCACCCTTCGCATGGTGAACAGCACATCCCCGAACCCTTCGCGGCGCACCTTCCCGCCGATGCTCTGGAAGAAGTTGTACACCCGGTCTGTGGCCCTGCCGGTTTTTCCCACCTCTTGGCCGGTCACGTTAGCCACGGGCTCCACGCCCTCGATGGCGGGGATGTTGGACCGCAGCAGGCTCAGAACGCCCTCGGCATCGCTCTTGGTGCCGTCGTTGAACGTCGCCGCCGCCTGCCGCTGGGCGTATGTATTCCCCGCGGCGTCCGTCACCCGCGGCATGGTGATCTTCCCCGTCTCTGTATCGGCCCTTGTAAGCCTCTCTACGGCGTTCTGCGTTTCGGCGTTAAAGTTTACGCCCGGTGCCGTCTGCGCGTCCTGTGCCGCCGGTTCCGTGGCAAACTGTGGCATTTCCGCCGTGCTGGTATCCTGCGTGCGCTCCAGCGCCGGCATCTGCACCGTCCGACCTCTCCGAAGCTGGCCGCTGCTGCCGATAAGCCCCATACTGCCGCCCAGCAGGAAATCATAGGCCATCTGCGCCGCGTCGTCCGTCGTGAAGATGGCCCCGGTGCCGTCGTCCAGCCCCAGCGCCCGGTCCGCCAGCGGGTTCAACACGTCGGAAACGACTTCTTCAAGGCCTTCACCGCCGGAGTTGATGAGCCACACAGCGGCCCGCTGGCCTGCTTCTGTCTTGGTCAGCTTGTCGGCCACTTTTTCCACAAGCTCGTCCGCCGTACCGGCGCCGTAAGCCTTGGCGAGACCGCCGAACAGCTTTTCCGTCAGAACTTCAATGGTGGCGCCCTTCAGGCCGGACAACGCCTGCTGCCCGGCTGTCTTACCCTCCCGCCGGGCCTCGGCGGAGGCGTCTCCGTACACACGGCTGGCCATGGATACCATGCCCGCGCCCGGTGCGATGGCGTTCGCCGCCGTGTCGGCCAGGAGCTGCGTGCCGGTGTAGCCCAGATCCACAAGGAACTGCCCCACCTTGCCGCTGCCCTCCTTGGCGGCGGCCACGTCCTTGTCGGCGCTGGCCTTCAGGCGGTCCGAAGCGGCGAAGGCGGCGTTGGCGGTCTCCATCGTCCGGGCCTTTTGGCTCTCCGTGGCGTCCTTGTAGACGTTCTCCATCTCGGCGATCTTGCCGTCGGTGTACATCGTGTTGAGTACCTTGTAGTACCGGCTTTTCTGGTCCACCGTCAGCCTCTTGCCGGTGTGGGGGTTGACGCCGGTTTTTAGGGCCTGCTCATAGAAGGCCTTGGTGTCCTTCATCTGCTGGATCTTCTTGTCGTACTCGCCCCGCTGCATGGTTTCCTGCAGGTTGCCCATGCCCTCCACGATGCTGCCGCCGATGTTGGCGTAGGAGGAGCCGATGCCCTTTACCGCAGCGCGTGCGGTCTTGTACGTCTTTTCCAGCAGCTCTCCGCCGCCGGAGTAGTCGCCCGCGCCGAATGCGCGGATGTTCGCCGCCCGGTCCACCGCCGACTGCTGTGTCGGCTTCACGGTCTTCACCTTCGGTGCCGTGGTTCTCCCGCTACTCTGTGTGCCGGATCCGTTCGCCACGGACTGCACGATGCCAACGCCCTTGGACGTGGTTTTCCCCAGCACGGGCATCTGCGTCCCCGATGTCTTGGCCGGAGTCACCAGCTTCGGCATCTGCAGCGTAGGAAGCGCAGAGGGCAGGGACACACTGCGTGCCCCTGCCTTTTTCTGCTTGATCACTTCTTCGATGGTCATAGCCTTAGACTTTTTAGCCATGATAGAGCCCTCCTGTCAGCTTGTCCAGCCGTTCTGCCTCATGGTCGCCGCGAGATCGTTCCGCTGGGCTGCGCTCATCTGCCCCCATGCCTGCTGGATAAGGCGGTTGGCCACGCCGTTCATACCGCGGGAGGCGTACAGCATGATGTTGTTTTTCACGGCGTTGTAATTGCTTAGACCGGTGCCGGCCCCTGCGGCGCTGCCCTGCTCCTGCGTGGCCACCCCGCCTCCGCCGTAGGACTGATAGCTCGCGGTGCCGGCGGCGGACTGCTGCCGGGCAGCCATGCGCTCCTGCAGATAGTTTCGGTACTCGCTCTGTACCTGGCTGAGATAGTTTGCCATCTGCTCCGCGATCTGCGCGTCGCCGGACAGCCGGGCTGCCGTGATGGCCTGCCGCAGCTGCGCCATCGTGTCGTTGTACTGTGTCTCAAGGTCGGTGAGGTCGTTCTGATAGTCGGCCTCCGCCGCGATCCGCTGGCTGTCCGCCATGCCGCCGTACACGCCGCTGGCCGCCAGCTCCTGTTCCATGTTCCGCTGGGACAGCATTTTGTTGATGTACGCCCGGCGTGCCGCTTCCTCATGACTGGTGCCCGCCTGCTCGATCTGGCGGTTGTAGTCGTTTACGGCCTGCTGCACCTGCGCGTTGACGGCATCGCGCAGGCGCTGCTCATAGTCGGTGCCGCCCATGCGGTCCAGGAAGTTCTCCCACGACATATCGCCGTTCAGCTCGTCCTGCGCCAGCGCCTCCCGGTAGGCGTTCCACGCCTCGGCGGCGCTCATGCCGCCCGCTGCCGCCTTGGAATTCGCGCCCCACAGGCCGTCCGCCGTAGTGCCGTAGTATTCCTGCATCTGCCGGACCTGGTCAGCGCTCAGGCCGCCGTTGTTGTAGCCGCTGCCGGAGTAGCCGCCGGAACTGCCGTAGCTTCCACCGTAGCTCCCGCCGGAGTAGCTGCCCTGCGCCACGTTCTTAGCAGCATCCTTCACCGCACCGGCGATGGCCCCGGCCACGCCGCCGGCAAGGCTCCCGCCGGAACCGCTGCTGCCGCTGCTTTTGGTGGTGCCGCCGGAGGAGCTCGTATCCTTCGCTACGCCGGTAAGACGCCCCACCTGTACGGCCTTATAGCCCGGAGGCGCAGAGACCGCTCCCTTGCTCCCACCGGAGGATCCGCCCTTGATCCCGGTGCCCCCGCTGCCGAAGACAGCGCCGGTCAGCGCACCGTTGATACTGCCCCCGACTTTGGTGCCTCCCCGGTTGTTCCCGGTACCGGTGGTCTTGTTATTCTTGTTCCTATTGGTGGTCTGGATGATGTTTCCGTTGTACCTTGCCATATCCCTTACCTCCTTACACCCTCAGCAGGGCCGTCCATGTGTTCTTGCCCACGATGCCGTCAGCGGCCAGCTTGTTGGCTGTCTGGAACTTCTTGACCGCCTTCTCCGTGGCCGCGCCGAAATCACCGTCCGCGCCGTATACGCCCACGCTGTAGCCCCAGCCGATCAGCGTCCGCTGCAGCAGCTTCACCTGCTGGCTCTTGCTGCCCTTGGCCAGCATATACAGCGCCAGCGTGATATTCACGCAGGGCTCCTCCGGCTTCTCCGGCTCCACCGGCGTACCGTAGGCGATGGCCTCGAAGGGGAAGTTGTCGCCGGGGCACCCGGTGGCGTTCACGTCCCGGTGCTTTTGCACCTTCGTGATGCCGTACTTCTGCTTCAGATAGGCCACCAGCTCCGCTCCCGCGGCCCGTTGGGCGTCCGGCATGGTGGTCTCCGTCATGTAGTTGCCCTCGAAGCACACGCCGATGCTGTCGTAGTTGTTGTTGCCGGCGTGGGCGCCCACCGTGTCCTCCGGACGGCCCCGGTAGACGGAGCCGTCCTTGCGGACAAAGAAGTGGTACCCGATGCCCACCCAGCCGTTGGCAAGATGCCAACTGTGGATCTGCTGCGCCGTGCAGGTCTTAGCCGCTGCGTGGTGCAGGATGATCCGCGTGGTGGTGGCCCGCTTCGTCAGCGAGCCGTTCCACTTGTAGTCCACCTCGTTAATTTTCATCGTTCGCGCCCTCCGTGTCCGCCGCCACAGTCTCCGCGTGGCTCTCGGTAACGTTCTTCAGCTTTTTAATGAGCGTCACCAGGAACTTCGGCACCGGCGCGCCGATGGCCGCCACGTTCTCGAGAATGGAGATCAATTCGTTAATGATGAGCCACGCGATCACAATAGCTGCGATGAGGAAATCCACGTTGATGTGGATGCCCACCTGCTCCATGCCGTAGCGCAGCAGATAGTCCGCGCCCATGGCTACCAGCACGATCACAAGATAGCCCACCTTCTTGATGATGCCCTTGATGCCCGTCCGGCTGCACAGCTCACCGGCAGACCACGCCTTGGCCATCCCCGTGCCGTAGTCCACCACCATGGCGATCACCAGCACGATCAGGGGGATAAAAAGCTGCACCATATAGGCGCTCAGCACGCCCAGCGCGGCGGCCGTCACCGCAGAAACAGGGTTCATAGTCTCTTTCATGTCTCGCTCCTTTCCGCGCCCGGTCAGGGCGCTTTCGTCATGTCCTCCGCCCCTGTGGCAGCGTCCAGCTCCCGCAGCAGCGCTTCCTTCGTCTGTTCATCTCGTATCACGGCCACGGCGCGTTCCACCAGGCAGCACAGCGCCTCAATGACCTCCAGCTCACCCATCGGCGTTCTCCGTCCAGCCGTACACGCCAGGTTCCCACACGTTGTTGGCCGCGTCGCTGGTCCAGTGCTTGCCGTTGTGGCTCACTCTGTCCCCGGCGCCGTAGGCATCGTGCGCGCCCGTGGGCTGGCTCCATGCCGGCCACGCCTCCGCCGGATCCGCTGCCGCCGCCCACAGGGACGCCGCCTTGTCCGGCTCCCAGCCCGTCTGGGCCGTGTGGGCCTGTACGCAGCGGTACAGCTTCTCGCCGTAGTTGCGGAGCTGGCCCACCGTATAGGCCACGCCCGCGGTCCAGCCTGCGAACAGCGTCCGGTGCTTGCCCGCCGTGGCCTGGTCGATGCTTCCCGCCTCCGCCAGCGTCACAAAGGCCACCTCTGTGGCCGCCGTCTGCACGGCCAGCCGGCTCTCCAGCGTGTCCACCTTCTCCCGCAGGTACGGCACGCTCTCCACGATCTCCGCCTCGACCTCCTCTGTGCCCTCCATGGGTGTCCTGTTGCTCAGGGAATACACCTTGCCGCCCAGCACGACGCCCTGCGCGTCAGCGGCCTCACAGAGGCCGTAGCAGCCGTTTTCCTGCAGCTGTACCCATACCGGCCATTCCTGCGCGGCCACCTCCTGGCCGCCCCTCTTGAATACATACATGGTCTAACGCTCCTTTCCCGCGCCCACCAGCGCGGCGATGTAGTTCAGATCTGCGATGGGTGCCTCAAAGAAGGCGTTGCCCCAGAGGAAGTGGTCCTCGTGGTCCGGGTGCCGGTACTTCCCGCACAGCTTGTCCGCCCACACCCGGTCCCATCGGTCCTGGTGTCCAGCGTCCCGGCGCTCCAGCGTCTTGCAGATGGCCTCCGTCAACGCCCCGCGCCGCAGGCCCTGTCCATCGTCGTCCCGCTTGAAATGCTCATGGGCCCGCTGGCTCCCGGCCGCGCAGAGCTGCCGTCCCTGGTAGTACAGGAAGTCGCCCCGCCTCTCCAGCGCGGCGCCGTAGGGGATGTTCACCCTGCCAGATATGCCCTCGAACCGCGCCCGTCTGTGACATACATACCTCATGCTGCCCTCTCCTTTCGCAGTGCGCTGTGCAGCGCCCGCAGCGCTGTCAAGCGTCCGTTGTCGTTGTGCCTCTTGTAGTAGCCCTTGGCGCTCACGATCTGCGCCCTTACGCCCTCCCAGTCGCCCCTGGCGGCCAGCAGGCGCATTTTCCGCCGGCAGCGCCTCTGTGCGTCCCCGGTGCGGTGCGTCACCACCCGGCCCGTTTCCGTCAGCCGGAACTTCGTCTTGCAGTAGCGGAAGGGCCGCCGCAGCGGCGCATAGCGGCACTTTCTGCGGTTTACACGCAGCCCCAGCGCCTCGCACCGTGCGATGAACGCCTCCAGCACCGCCGCCGCGTCCACGCCCGGCGGTACCAGGATCACATAGTCGTCCATGTAGTGCTGCGCCTCCATGTGCATCTGGCACCGCAGCCAGTTATCCACTGCCGATGGCAGAGCCACCATCTCCTGTTGGCTCTGCTCCATGCCCAGTGGCATACCTCGGCCCGGCTCAGTCTCCGGTGCCGTCAGCACCATCTCGTCCGCCAGTGCCCGGATGGGCCCCTCCGGCATATACCGCCGGTGGCGGTCCAGCAGTGCCCGGCGCGGCGCCGAGGGAAAGAACTCCTTGAGGTCGCACAGGATCACGCTGCCCTCCCGGCCATAGCGGCGGTAGTGCCGCATCAGCGCCCTTTTCAGCCGCCGGTAGGCGAACTCCAGGCCCTTGCCCTGCTGGCTGGCCCCGTTGTCGTAGATCATGGCGGGGCCGTAGCAGGGCGTCAGCACGAACCGGCTGTGTGCCTTCTGCACCTGCCTGTCGTCCACATGGGGCGCGTCGATAGGCCGGACCTTGCCTCGTTCCATCACGGTGAAGTGTACCGGCCTCCGCTGCGGGTGCCATGCGCCGCCTTCCACCAGGCGGCAGCTCCACGCTGTCCGCATAAACAGCTCCGCCTCAAAGGCCTGTATGCTGGTTTTCCACCGCACGCCCCGGCAGCAGTCCTTTCCGCATTGGTACATCCGGTCGAACCGGGCGATGTCCTCCAGCGTACCCAGCGCGGCCATGCGCCGCTGCCTGCGTTCCTGCCGCCGTGCCTTTCGTCGTTGATAGCGCCCCTCCCGGCGCTCCGCGCTTGTCATGTGGTAGTCTCCCGGCAGCGCCGGGCCGTGCCGCCCGGCGTGTTCTCTGCTCTCCCGCGGCACATGAAACGGAGGTAGGCACATTCTCCGCCATGCAAGCGCCCGCCATAGTCCCGGTGGGTGTGTCGGAACGCCGTTCCTTGGCGTTCCGGCAAGCGTCCGTGCAGCGGTGCGGAAGACGGTTTCGGACGGCGTGCGCCGTCGCGGGAAGTGCCTCTCCTTTCGCGCAAGGTCCTGTTGCTGTTCGACCTGCTCACCCTCCAAGCGTAGAGGGGGCACGAAATCCGGGGGCCACGCCAAGCGAATTGCTGGCATTGTTGTTGTTCGCGGTGCCCGACGTGTTCACATTGCAGAAATTGTTGCTGTTGCTGGCATTCGGCGAGCGCAGCCAGGCATTGACCGCCTCCCACCGCCAACACGGTCGGGCACTTATTCAGAGACACACCCATAGTCTTATGACTTCCTTTTCTTTTCCTGCGCCATATACCGGCGCTTGTCGCTGTCGGCCACCGCCTCCAGCTTCTTACGCAGCGCCACGCAGTCGGCGCCCACGTCCGTTTCCATCCGGTGCAGCTTTTTCAGCGCCGCCTCCGCGCCCAGCGTCACGCCCTTGCCGTTGCGGAAGGCGCCCTCTGGGTTGGACCGCAGCACTTCATGCACCTTGTCCATCCTCTCGCCCAGCGCCTTGGCCGCAGCGTGGCAGCGCAGCAGGTACTCCCGCCGCAGCGCCAGCTTCTGCCCGTCGCTGGGGAACACGTCGTTGGCTTTCACGGCGAAGTCCTGTACCTCCCCGGCCAGCTCCGCCGTCGGTACGGCGATCAGCCGGCCGTACCGTGCGCTCATGCACGAGAGCAGGTCGATGACCTCCACATACAGCTTTTTACTCAGCAGCACGAACTCCGGATCCCGCGGCCTTTCCGGATCCGGCTTCTGCCTCTTATAGGCCGGTACGCTCATTCTGGCTCCTTCTCCTTTCGCTCCCCCGGCTTTCGCCGGGGGATAGTCTGTCTGATGCCGGGCTTCGCCCGATCACGCGCAAAAGCCGGGGGCCACGCCACGCGAATAGCTGGCATAGTAGTTGCCCGCGGTGCCCGACGTGTACACAGAGCAGAAAGTGTAGCTGGTGCCGGCATTCGGCGAGCGCAGCCAGGCATAGACCGCCGTGGTGGTCGCCGAGTGCTTGTAGAACACCTTGGGGTTGCCCGCCTTGAAGTAGTCGTACTGCGCCTGCTTGCTCTGCTCGGCGCTGTTGGCATACGTCCGCGCGCCGAAGATCTCAAACTCCGCCATGAGGAACGTGTAGTCCGTGGTGGCCGTCAACGGCGAGTTGTTCTGCGTCCACTTCGTCACCGGCTTCATCACCGCCAACAGGTCCTCCGGCAGCACCGCCATGAGACTGCCCTGCAGAGGGTTGTCCGGTGTGTTGCCATTGCCCAGCACCGTCTTCCGCATTCGGGAGGCCTCCCAGCCGCCGGAGTTGGTGTTCGTGGTGTTCATGGTGAAGTACGCGCCGCTGGTCTGGCGGTCGTACAGGTTGTCGCAGAAGGCCACCATCTTGGTTCCGATTTTGCCCATAAGGAAGTGGATGCGGTGCTCGCCCTCCACGGCGCTGTTGTGGTCAAAGCCGATGATGAACGCCTTGACGGTCACATTGGACATGATGAGGTCCTGCCAGTTGCCGGTGAGCGTCACGTCCTTCGTGTCGCCCACGGACCAGTAGTTGGCCCCCTGCCCGGCGTCCGATACCGCCTTGATCATCTCCCAGCTGTTGGTGTTCAGCTCCGCCGCCACGAAGCTGAGGGTGATCTCCTGCGGCACCGTGGCCGTCTTGACGTCCGGCGTGGTGGTGCCATCCTTGGTGGCACTCACGGTGTAGGTGCCCGCCTCGTCCAGCTCCAGCACTGCCTGTCCGTTCTCGCTGACGGCGCTCACCGCCACGCTGCCCTTCCGGGCAGTCACCGTGGCGCCGCTGTCCACGTTCACCACCAGCTTCTGCGCGCCGCCGCCCGCGCCGCCGCCAAATCGAATGATAGTAGGCATTTCTTTACTCTCCCTCCTTGATGACGCGGATGGGGATGTCCACGGTGGGCTTCTTACCGTAGGCCTTCAGCGTCATGGTGCCCGCCGCCTGTCCGGCGTCCGTGATGTTGGCCGCCTGCAACGCCTTCAGCTGCTCCGCCGTGATGTTCACCGCCGGCACCAGCTCCTGGTAGCTGGTGGCCGTCACCCCGGCGATGGCCAGCGTGTACACAAAGGGCGCTTCGCTGCCCGTCCAGCCGGACGCCAGCAGCGTGGCCGTCACCGTGGCCTTGGGGCCGGAGTAGTCCGTGCCTGCCGCCGCCGCGGTCACGCCGCCGGCGCCGTCGCCCTTCAGCAGTCCGCTTGCCGTCACCTTTGCCTGAAAGTCAGCGGGTTTCTTGCCGCTGTCGGACAGATTGCCCGCCGCGTCCAGCGCGGCCAGGTTGCCCGCCGCTGCGGGCACCGTCTTGTCCGCCTTATTCCCGATCTTGGCCAGGTCGCTGTTGAACTGCGTTTCCGTGCCGGTGTAGCCGCCCTTGCTGGCGGCGGTGTAGGCACTCTCGCCTGCCTCGCCCTGCGGGCCCTGGATGCCCTGCTCGCCCTGGGGGCCTGTCTCGCCCTGGGGGCCCTGTGGGCCTTCCGGTCCCTCAGGGCCGGTAGGGCCGGTGGGGCCCGTCGCGCCGGTAGCGCCCTGCTCGCCCTTTTCACCCTGGATACCTTGCACGCCCTGGGGGCCCTGTGGGCCGGCGTCTCCCTTGGGACCCTGTGCGCCGGTGGCGCCCGTGGGGCCTTGTGGTCCCTGCGGGCCCTGCAGCTTGCCGAGGCTCACCCAGTCCGTGGCCAGCTCAGACCATATAAAGATCTCATCGTCCTCCGCCGTCACCTGGTAGGCGTACTCGTTGCCGGTGGGGAACGCCTGCTTCAGCGCCGCCAGCGTCGGGTAAATGTCCTGAATGGTGAAGGACTTGCCGTCCTCGCCGGGATCGCCCTTCTGTCCCTGCGGCCCGGTAGGACCGGCAGGACCGGTGGCACCGGTCGCACCCTGCGGGCCGGTCTCGCCCTGGGGGCCCTGTATGCCCTGTGCGCCCTGTGCGCCGGCAGGACCGGCAGGTCCGGTGGCACCTGTGGCGCCGGTGGCGCCCTTCTCGCCCTTGGCGCCCTGCAAACCGCGGGGGCCCTGGATACCCTGCGGGCCTGTTGCGCCTGTGGCGCCCTGCAAACCCTGTACGCCCTGGGGGCCCTGGGGGCCGCGGATGTTGTAGGCGGGCGGCGGCGTGGCCGTTTCGCTCAGCACGAAGGTGAGGTTGCCCAGACCGTCCACCGCCGGATACCATGCCGCGCCCTGCGGTCCCTGGTCTCCGGTGTCGCCCTTATCGCCCTTGTCGCCCTTCGCACCGGTGTCGCCCTTGTCTCCCTTCACGCCGGATACGATGGTGTAGGTGCCGTCGTCCGTCACCACACTGGCCCCGCCGAACTTCAGCCGGCTCCGCTGCGGCATCTGCCGCCCCGCCGCATCGTAGATCAGGTGCCCGGACGAGGCCACCTCCGTCCATGTCGCGCCGTCCGAGGATACCTCGATGTGCTCGTCCGCATTCAGCCGGATGTACTTGATGTCCTCGCTGCCGTACTGGATGAGCTGCTCCACGCCCAGCGCGACCAGCGCGTCGATGAGCTTGTTGTGCCCGTCCCTAACCGGCCCGGAGGTGAGCCGGTCAAAGACCTTTTTGTTGTCCTCAGCCGTCCCGCTGAGTTGGTCCGGGGATGCCTGTACGCCTTTACTGGTAATGTCGGCATCCGTGATCTTGAAATCGCTCAGTACCATGTGTTCACCGCCTTATCTCCTGTAGTTGGTGCCCGGTTCCTTGTACTGCACGCCGAAGGCGTACAGGCCGAAGGGTTCGTTCACCTCGTCGTTCCGCAGCCGGAACCGCACCTTGTCCACCTTTTTCAGCTTCACCTTGCCGTACAGCGTGCGCGGCGTCTGATCTCCGCTGAAGGTGAACTTCGCGAAGTCGATGTAATCGAAGCTCAGGTACCGGGCCTTGCTCTTGGCGTCGTATACCTGCTTCCAGATACCCCGCACCAGCGCGTAGATCTTCACGCCGGTAACAGGTGCCGCCGCCAGCCGGGCGGCCACACCTGTGAACGACTTGGTCTGGAAGAACAGGTTGCCGTCGAAGTCCGCCGTGTCCCAGTATGCCGTGATAGCCTCGCCGTCGTCGTTGTAGCTGGCCGGGCTGTCCAGGCTTGATGCGAACCGGCACAGCTTTCCGTCCGCCGTGCCGAAGCACAGCGCGCCGTCCTTATCCGTGAACATGACGCGGGCCGGGATGTCCGGGAAGTAGTAGCATTCATACTGGAAGCTGCTGTAGGGGCTGTTTTTCTCGTAGGTCTTCTGCTGCAGGTCCAGCAGATACACCGTGCCGTCCAGCGCCATGGCGTAGAAGTCGCCGTAGATGCACGCGCTGGCCGCGCTGCGGTCCTCCGCCTCGCGGATGGCGCTGCCGATGTAGTAGCTGCGTTCCTGGCTGTACTTCTCACCGGTCAGCTCCTCCGCCGTGATGGCGAACACGCCGCGGTCCGTGAGAAACAGCGGCTCCTTGTCCGTCCGGCAGAAGGTGTCCGGCGCCACCGCGTCCTGTCCGATGATGGTGTTGGTGATGCGGAACACCGCCTCGCCGTCCTCATTCAGCGAGCCGGTACGCACCACCACGTTCCGGCCGTCGGCGCTGCCGGTGAGGAACGCCGCCAGCGTGTTGCTGAGCACGGTGTACCCCACCACCTCGCCGCCGTCGCGGGCTATTTTGGTGTAGTTGGTGTCCGGGAAAAAGGCCGGATCGTCGAACTCGCTGTAGAAGTCCGTGCCTTTCTTATCGCTGTTCCCGCTGAGAAACGCCCGGTCCGTGGCACCGCCCACGCCGTACACCGCCGGGATGGTGCAGTGGTTGATGGTGTCCGCGTACCCCTCCCGCGTCTTGGAGGCGGTGATGTGTACGTTGTCCTGTCCTGTCACCGGGCTCTCGCCCGGCGCGGTGTTGAACGTCACCTTCCCCGCTTCCCTGTCCACGGTGAAGTCCGTGTTTTCCACCTTGGCCACCCACTCGCCGTCGCTGTTCAGCACCTCCGCCGTCACAGGATCACTGTCCAGCCCCTCCGTGGTCAGCTGGTACACCGTAGCGTCCTTCGTGCCGAGGAAGCTCTCCGTCCACTTCTTTCCGATGAGGTTCAGCCCCTGATAGGCCGTTCCGCCGCCGGTGGGGCGGCGGGAGATGATGATCGTCGGCACCGTGGCGTTGTCGCTCACCGCCGAGAGCGTCGTGCCGTCATATACCCGGTACACGCTGCCGTCCAGCAGATACAGCTTCTCGTCGAAGACGAAGCTGCGGCTCCTGGCGTCCGCCATGTCCCCTATGGCCTCCAGTGTCCATGCGCCGTCCGTGCCGATGTTCCGCCGGTACAGCTTCCCGCCGGCGTGGACCAGCACCTCGCCGGCCAGCCGGTGGATGCCGTTGATGGCCGCGTTGCCGTAGGCCGTCACCATCGTGGTGTAGCCTGTCCGCTTTCGGACCTTTCCCACTTGGTCGCGTATCATGTTGGGGGCCTCCGGGGACCTGGACTTGTCCACGTTGCTGGGGCTGTTGTTCAGGTCCACGCCCCGGAACGCCTCCACCACCACGCTGTACTTCTTGCTTGCCGCCGGGACCGTGAATTGAGCCATGCCTTACCACCACCCTGTCGTATTACGAACACCAGCGGACCGGATGCCCGATCCGCTGGATGCGTAAGCTGTCTGCACCTTCACAAGACCGTCCTCGTACTCATTCCGCAATATGGTCGCTATGGAGATGTCGTCCTCCTTGTACAGTTCCGCCGCGATATACAGCGGGATCAGCACAGCGGCCTCCGCTGCGAGGTCTATCGCCTCCTCATCCGGTGTTTCCGCCGTGATGGTCTGCGGGTACGCCTTGTACCATAGTGTGTAGGTGCCTACCACGCAGCCGGGGATGACGAACACGTCGTCGCCCTCCATGCTCCAGTCCTCCGCGGTACCGTAGGCGGTGCCGTCGGCGAACATGACCTCGCTGCTGTTCAGGCAGCGGAAGCGCGGCAGGTAGTCCTGCAGGGGTATCTTGTAAAGGTCCTTTGTCTTGGGCAGGATCAGCTTCTCCGCCGTCACCACCGGCTCGTCGGTGTCGGCATCGATCTCGATCTGCCACGACTTGAGGATGGAGCGGCCAACAGACGCGATCTGCTGCAGCGCCTCGTTGGCCTTAGCGGGCATGGCATTGATATACTCGCGGTTGATGTCGTCCTCCGTCAGCACAGCGCCTTCGTTGGAGTACATGGTCTGCAGTGCAGCCAGCTTCACATCTCCCCATGTCATGCCGCCACCGCCTTCCTCTTAGGTGAGGTCGGTGCCGGTGGACATATTGCCCACAGCGATGAACCGCCAGTCCACGAAACCGGCGCCGAAGCGGGCGCGGCCCTGCCAGACGTTGTTGTCGTTGTTGGTGTCGATGATGGACTTGACCTCCAGCGGCACGCGATCCTGGAAGATGGGGCCGTCGTTCAGCTCAATGAACTTGCTGTCCAGCAGGAAGAAGGGCTTTTCGCTGCTCTTGCCCATGTCGGCCAGCGCGGCGGTCAGGTAGGGATCCACGATGATGTTCCAGCGGCCGAACTGGTAGTTGAAGGCGTTGTTGCCGGAGGTGGGCTCCTTGTCGGCGCCCACGGCGGAGAACACGGCGTCCTTCAGCGCGCCGTCGTTGGGGATCCAGATGGTGTCCGGGGCCACGCCCAGCAGCTCGCCGTTGTCGCCCTTGATGTTCTGCATCTCGGTCTCGATCTTGCCCAACAGGGTGTTGGTGAAGGTGCCCTTGTACAGGTTGGTCTGCTTGGCGCCGTCGACCTTGTTGGGGTGGGTCTTGGAGAACAGGGCCTGCCCGTCGGCGCTGCCGCAGGCGAAGGTCTTGCCCTTGTAGGAAACGGTGGTGCCGTACAGGCCGCCGGCGTACAGGATGCGGCCGAACTTCTCGCGGGTGCGGCCGTAGGCGGTCACCAGCTTGTTGGCGCGCTGCTTCATGGTGCCCAGCAGGCAGTCCTCCACCAGCTCCTTTGTCACGGAGAAGGACTGCTTGAACGTCATGTTCACGATGTCCCGGAAGTAGCCGTCCTCAAAGCCGGTCTTGGGATAATCGCCGCCTTCTCCCACGGGCTCGAAGTCGCCCATGGCGGTCTCGCTGGAATAGCGCTCCGCCCAGTGGCGGCTCTTTTCCATGCGGTACAGATAGGGCAGCAGGCTCTCACGCTGGAACGCCTCGCCCCGGCTCTCCAGAAATGCCTTCAGCGGCACCTGGCAATCGCCGTAGATGGTCCCGTTCAGCCCGGAACCGATAGAAACGGTCAGAAAACCACTCATGTTATGTATCTCCTTTCTTCGCTCAGAACTTCACCGTCACACGGGAACCGACGGTCTGGCCGTCGATGCCGGTGACCTCTGCCACGCCGCCGGTCTTGGTGGCGGTGACCTGCATACCGTCGGTGTGCAGGGTGACCTTGTCGCCCACGCCGACGGTCGCGGAGTCCGCGGGGGCCACGCCCAGGGTGGTCTCGAACTCCATGTACTTCTGCACCTCCACGCACGGCACCACGCCGTTGTCGTCGATGGGGCCCACGCACACATGGCTGGGTGCCACGGCACCGCTGCACAGCGTCACCTTGCCGCTGGCCAGCTTCAGCGCCTCGCCCACCTGGTAGCTCTCGCTGTCGGTGGGCTGCATATACACGATGGGGGGCGTATTGCCCACCAGCATTCTGCTAAGCATGAACATAGTTTGTTATCTCCTTTCCCGCCCCGTGTCGGGGCTTCACTGTTTGTAGAATTCTCCGTATGCGGCATTGATCTCGTCGTCCGTCGCATTGGGATTGATCTCGCGGTACAGCTCCTTCTGCCGCGGCGTGGCGACATAGGGGGCCTCGCCCGCAGCGCCGGGCACCGGTGCCATGTGGCGCTTGCCGCTGGCCTGCTTGATGCCCGCCTGCTTGGCCGCCTCCATGCGCCGCTTGTCCACGGCGTCGCGGTTGGCCATATAGAAGGCGTCCTCGATGGACAGGCCCTTTTCCACATAGCCGCGGAAGGCTTCTCCGGTGGGCATGGCCACAATGTCCTCAAGGCTCTGGACACTGCCGTCGTACTTCACCCGCACAGCCTCAAGGCCCTGCCGGATGGCCGCCTGTGCCTGGGCGGTCACGTTCCGCGCTTCGGCGCTCATGCCCTCCAGGCGCTGGCGCTGCACCTGCTCCCGCAGGGGCTTCACGGCGTCATCCACCATGCCCTGCAGTGCCGCCGGATCCACGCCGGCGGACAGCATCTGCTCCTCGCGCTCCTGTCTGGCCTTGGCCTCCTGATAGGCCCGGAAGTCCGCCTCCGTGCGGATGGGTTGGCCGGTGTAGGGGTTCGTCTGGCCCGCAAACAGGTCGGCATACACCGCGTCCACGCGGGCCTGTGCCGCCGCTGTCAGGGCCTGCCGTTCCGCTTCGCGTTCCCGCGCCCGGCGTCCGTAGGCCTGTCGGCTGCGCTCCTCGGCGCTCTGCCCTGCTTCCGCGCCCGGCGCCGCTGCGCCGTCTCCCGCTTCAGCAGGATCTCCGCCATCCTCATGGGCCTCCGTGCCCGGCTCCTGTGCCGCGCCTTCTTCACCGGCGCCGCCGGTACCGTTTTCCACAGGCTCCTGCGTGCCTCCTGTCTCGCCGCCCTCATCGGGCAGCTCCACGCCGAAGGCCTCCGCATAGTCCTGTTCCGTCAATCCGTTCATGGTGTTCTCCTTTCCGATTTTTCCGCGTTCGGTGCGAATACGCCCCTTTTCCGCCGGGGCCAAGCGAAATGTCCCGCCCGCAGGCGGTGATTTTGTTGAAGGCAACAAAATCGTGCTTACTTGCGCTTGCCCTTGGTGGCGCCGGTGCCGGTCCGAAGGTCGTTACCGGTAAAGCGCACGGTGCCCTTCTGGGCAGGCGCCGCCTTCTGGGCGGGCGCTTCCACGCGCTGGCTGCCCACGTTGGCGATGCTGCCGATGTAGCCCTTCTTTTTCTCCATGCCTCATGTCCTCCTTTCGCCGTATTCGGGTTTTTCCCGCCGTCCCGCCGGCGAAACGTTGTCCTGTGCAGCTCCGGGGCTGCGGTGGATGCCCCGCCCTTCGGCAGGGCGTCCGGTAGTAAGACAGGAGGAAAATCTGTCTGGCTCCGGGCGGCGTGCGAAACCACCCACCGCGGCCCCGGAGGGCCGCCTCACGCTTCGGCCGCAGCGTCCGCCGCCGGAGCGTCCTTCTTTTTTCTGAGCCGCCGGTCGTACCGGGCACATTGCGGGTTTCGGCACACATAGGCGGTATCGCTGCCGCCGTCCGCGTTTACCGTGGCGCTGTAGATCATCATCTCCAGACCGCACTCCGGGCACTTCATGCCATCTCGCCCCCTCCCTGCTGTGCCGCCATCGCCAGCAGCTCCTCCGCCTTGGGTTCCGTGCCGCCGCTGCCGCCGGGGCTGTCCGGCGCCGTCGGCGGCGTCTGTTGGGCCTGCTGGCGCTCCATCTGATCCCGCAGGCTCTTGACCATGTCCCCGGCCATGGGGTAGTGCAGCTTCTCCATCTGCTCCCAGAAACGCAGCAGCGTCGTGATCTCCGTGGGGCTGCCCATGGCGCCCTCCTGGAAGTTCATCCGCGTTTCCTTCCACAAGGCCTGCCGGTCCGAGGCCAGCGGTGCCGAGCTGTCGCAGGAGAACAGGAAATCCGTGTTGTACTGCCACTCCCCCGCCTCGTCCTGGTACAGGAAGTCGTGGCGGTCGAAGGTCACATACTCTACGTCGCCGTGTTCGTCCGTCCGCCGGATGGTCCGCGGCTCGTCGCAGTAGGCCAGCATCCACTTGAAGATGGCTTCAAACAGGTCCTGGTACATGGCCCGCTTCATCACCCGCTTGCTCTCCAGACGCCCAGCCGCCTGCTGGGCGCTGAACTCCTTGGCCACGGCGCTGGTAGCCGTGGGATCCTTCCGCCCCTGCATACTGTCCGTGATGCCGATGGTCTGCCGTGCCTGCTCGTAGATCTGTGCCATCATGGCCAGATCTGTGTTGATGTCCACCTGCGTGTTAAAGGTCCTGATCATCTCCACCTGCGCCGGGTTCTGCAGCTCTACCCGCACGCCGTCTTTGTCGGTGATGAACTGCGCGCCGGGCGGCACGGTGGTGAAGCTGCCGCCGGACAGCACTTTTGTGTTCAGCTTCGTGCAGAGCTTGTTGAGGCTGTTCTGCTGGTCAAAGATGGCGTCAAGGTCGCTGCTGCCCCAGAACCGCCCCGGCATACTCACGTTTTTGCGTATGACCAGCGGGAACACGTCCGGCTTGTAGTAGGGGATGCGCGTCTGCTCCTGCCGGTAGGCCGCCTCCATCATGGCCACCGCCGGACCGCCGCCCGGCTGCATCTGCGGCAACAGCACGCCCGCCTCCAGTGCCACCGGCTGGCCCATCTCGTCCCGCACGGTGCTGACCGCCGGGATCACCACGCCATTCCGCAGCACGATGTCCTCCGTCAGCTCCTCGTACTCCATGACCTCATCCTCAAACTTCTTGGAGCCGCAGTAGGCGCACTTCTTGCCGTCGCCCACGGCGCCGCAGGCGGTGCAGCGGTGTACTCGCCGGAGCTGATAGTCCTCCAGGTCCTCCAGCACCACGTCGTTCACCCAGCGCAGCCGCCCGATGCCGCCCTTGCCGTTGCGGTAGTAGGCGGTCACCATCGTCACCAGCTGGTCCGTGGTGTCCGCCGACGCGCCCAGCCGCCGGGCGGACGGATCGCTCTCGTTCTCGTCGTTGACGTCCACGCCGTAGAACTTTCGGATCTGTCGCTTCGTCTGCGGCGTTTTGAGGAAAAAGAAATCCATGTCCGCCACCTGCGTCATGCCGGCCTGCGGCACGATGCCATAGGGGTGGACAAGGCTCACCTTCAGGTCGCCCAGCCAGTCCTTCCCGCTGACGCTGTCCAGCCAGTCCACCAGCAAGCCGTAGCCGCCCTGTACCGGGCTCAGCCGTTCGCCCTCGTCGTTCATGCGCTCGGAGGGCAGCCGGTCCATCACGTCCCGCAGCATAGCCTCGATCACGTCGGCCAGCCACTCGTCCTCCTCCCGCACCGCCGTCACCTTCGGCGAGGGGATGGTGCTGTCCACCTGCGTTTCGATGATCTCAAAGCTCACGTTCCGCACATGGCTGGCAAGGCCCTCCTTGGCCTTGGTGCCGTCCGGGGCGTAGATGGTGTGCCCGCCCTCATACTGCTGCTCCCGCCGGAGCATCCTCTCGCGCTCCCCGGCGATGGCGTTCTCCGCCAGCGCCAGACGCTCCTGCCACACCTGCAGCTTCTCCTGGTCCTTCCTGTTCATGGCTTCCTCCTGTCAAAATTCCCGGCTCCCGCCGGCAAGCATCGTTTCATAATCCCCGGCGCCGTCCTCATCGTCCTGCCGGTCCATGCGCTCGATCATGTCGTGCAGCATTCCCAGCGCCTTCAAACAGCCCTTGGCGTCAAACTGCCATTGGCCGCTTTCCACATAGGCTTTCAAATCGCTGTCCCACTGCATCACCGGCTTGGCGGCGCTGCACCGTTCGTACACGCGCCAGACCTCCACCGCCAGCGAGTGGCGTGTCACGCCCAGCGCCTCAAACTCCGTTTTCAGCAGCTCGTCCCGGTAGGCCTGCACCGCCGGATCCTTCATCAACCGGCTGGCCGTGTTGGCCGCGCTCTTTTCGCTGTACCCCGCCCGGACCGCAGCCCTCGTTCCGTTCATGTCCACCAACCACTCCCGCACGAAGCGCTTTTGCTTCTCACCCAGCCGCTTTTCCGTCCTGTCAGCCACGCCGCCAGCCTCCTTTCCTGCCGGTGAATACTCTCCGTTTTATCCATTGTGCAACACTTCAACGTGCAGTTATCACGGAAATGCGGAAAAACGCAAAAAGCCCGGAGGCCGTGTAAAATCACAGCTTCCGGGCAATTTATTCCGCTAAAGCGTGTCCGTTATTCCAGAAAACGGGCCGCTACCAGCTCTCGTAAAAGGCCTTCCTCATGTCGTACAGCACACTCTCCGTGATAGCGTGGTCCAGCGAGATGGACGTCACGCTTTTCCGGGTGGTCATCAGCTCAAAAAGGGCATGGCTGTACGCACCTCCGACCATGTCGCAGGTGTACTTGACCTTCTCCTGTATCCACTTTGGCTGCTCTGAGAGCGTCAGACAGGTGTAGCGGATGAAGCCCTGCTTTTCCTCCGGCAGCTTCACACCCCGCAGCTTCTTAAATCCCATCCCCGTCACCTCCCTCCACCGGCTCCCCGGCATAGGCCACGGCCATCTCCTTGCTGCCGCCCACCTTCCGGGCGGGATCCCGCTGGGCGGGTATGTACCGCACGAAGTTCACCCCGGCCTCCGGGTCGTACCGCGTCCCCGGCAGCGCCGAGGCCCCGGCTGGCACCCGCAGCGGCGCGGGTGACCAGGTGTACAAATGCTCCACCTTTGGCTTGACCATGTTCCGGCTGACGCTGTACTTCTTCTCGTCCGCTACGCCCCGCGCCTGCAGGATGAGATACCGGGCCAGCGGGTAGTAGTCCTTCTGCCGCCGGAGGATCTGCACGTCCACCGTGCCGTTGCCCCACACGTCGTCCAGCTTCTCGCCATACAGCCAGAACACGCCGTCCTCCAGCCGCAGGCCGTGGCCGGAGATGACCACATGGACGTGGACGCGCACCACTTCCCCGGTCTCGCCGTCCATCTCACTGGGCACGATCACCCATTTCAGCACCTTGCCGTGCTTCTTCATTCGGTAGGCCACACGGTCCGCGAACTTCCGCGCCTCCTTCTTGGCCCCTGCCAGCGTGCCGCCGCAATCACGCAGCGCCTCATCGGTGAAGGACAGCGTCAGATACCCGTCGCCGTTGGCATAGTTGCAGTTCAGTGTCCGCGCCAGGGCGAGGATGGCCTGCTGCCGGTTGTTCTCCTGCTTCTTCTCGCTGCTGGCACCCTTGATCCGCGCTCCCCGCCGGGATGGCCTGCGCCCCACATAGGTCTTGCGGCGCTCCACCACGGAGCCGCTGGTGATCTTGGTGATCATGTACATTCCCTCCTGTCGTCCCAT